AGCCAATAAGTGGTCTGTGAATATAAACAGTTGTTCCAGTGGAATCTTCAGTTACTTTATAAACATATCCACCTACCTCAATAAAATCACCAGCTTTGTATGTGCCATTGGAGCTTAAAGTTAATACTTGTGTATTAGCGGTAGGAGTTGTAGCAAGTGTGGCCGCTGTTGCAGTTCCCTGCATTTTAGTAAACCAATTTAAATTATTAGAATTAAATATAATTGCTTCTGGAAGTTGTCTGTCTAAATTATCAATAGATTGAATAACATCTCTTACCTGTGGATAATATAAATAATTATGAGGTGTAATAGTAAACACCCAAGGTACTGAAGTTAAATATTGAGCAATCCTCATTTGACCAGACCTACTGACCTGTTGTCCAACAGTTCTTCTGTTGTTCACAGTCATCTTCTGTTGAATCTCAAAAATTGTTTGAAAACCAGCCATTATGTTCTACTCCTAGATGTAGATATATTTTTACCAGCGTATTGATTGGCCGCCCAAATAGCTTTACTACTTCCATACAATCTATCTTCAAAAGACTTTGTATCAATAGCTTGAATGTAGTTATTTGTTATGTTGGTTGATCCTCCACCATAATCACCCATTCTTTGATTTGGAATAATTGTTCCTGCTCCACTTGGCACAAACAACTCAGGACCATTCTCACCAACCAATGTTGGGCTATTAATAAAGCCACCATCCGCGGCAGTTGGCAATTGGAAAGCTGACCCGCCAAATGAACCGCCTATTGATCCCATAGATGATGCAGATCCGCCTGGACTAGCAAAACCTCCGCCAAGTCCACCCAATAATGAACCAAGACCACGCATCATAGACATTGCCGCCCATTGCGCTTGAATCTTAATAAATGAAGCCACAACTGATTTAGCAAAGTTCTCAAAGCTAAATTTACCAGTGAGTACAAATGCCTCAATGCTCATGGTCATTGATGAGAATACGGCGCTATTAACATCTTTGATGTATTGCAATCTATCACCAAGGTTAATAATTTCTTCCTTAGTTTCGCCAATAGCTTTTTGCTGTTCAATCAACTTCTCTTTTGCCGCGCCAGTTAAATCTTCATTGCGGATAATTTCAGCAATCTTTTGCTCTGTTTCTAAACGCTGTTCAGCAAGCTTGGCCTCTGTCTGAGTAAGGAAAATATTAGATTGGTAAATACCCATCTTTTGCTTTTCCATATCCAAAGAATCTCGCTCAGTAATCTGCTTTTCATTTGCAGATTTAAATGCTTCGCGGTTAACCTTTTGAATCTCTTGGGCTACCTTTAATTCTTCATTGGCTCTAAATTGAGCCATAATTTTGGCTTGCTGACCAGAGAATTGACCCATCTCTTGACCACTAGCTTTGGCAATCTCAACTTCTTTTTCGGCAATACGCTTGGCTGATTCAAGCTGAATCTTCTCAAACTTGGTTGCATCAAACATTTTCTTCTGAAATACTTCGTCAGCTTTAAGCTTTTCGTATTCAGCAACATAAGCGGCGGCCTTCTCTGCACCACCAGCTTTAGTCCAGTTTTCAATCTTGGCTTGCTCTGCGGCTTTTTGCTCAGAGTTCTTAATAGCTTTATCTTTTTCAGCCGCTAAAGCGGCACTAGCCTTTTTGTATGCTTCAACAGATTGTGCAAATATTTTTTCAGCTTTATCTTTAGACATTAAAAGCGGCCCATTTAAAGCCTCAGATGCCTCAAGCATTGCCTTTCTTGAATTGTCAACCGCATCTTGCAATGTACCTGGCTTACCAATCTCCAGCATCATATTCCAGAATTCACTGGCGGCCTTAGTGGTTGCGCTCCATGCGGATTCAAGCAATCCTAATTCGCGCTTTTGGCCTTGCAAGCTTTGATTTAACGCATCAGCAGTAAATTTGACTGCCTCTTGCAATTTACCTTGGCGGTTCAACTGCTCAATATGTCTGTACTGCTCCAAATTGAGGAAATGGTATTGGTCATTTAAGCGCTTAGCTGAAGATGTGCTTCCGTCAAACGCTGGCAACAATCTTTGAGCCACTGCATCAGCAGATTCACCACTAAGTTTTGCCACATTGCCAATCGCTTGTGCAACGCTATCTAAATTAGCTTGAGTAACTTTTCCAGAGGATACAAGTGCGCCAAAAATGTCTTTAGCATCCCCAACGGAGATTTTTAAATCATCGCTTAATGATCTTGATAGCTTTACAAAGCTACCCTGCGTGACACCAGCATAGTTGCTAGTAAGAATCATGTCATCGCGCAACTTGGCAAATTCTTCTGATCCTTTGTAGGCGGCAAATGCTACTGTTCCAAGTGCGGCTCCAACTCCTACAAAAGCAACCTTACTTAAAGTCACTGCTTCTGCAATACCTTTGAATAATGGACCAAATCCACCAAACTGATCTCGTAACTGACCACCCTGTTGCAAAAGAACCATTAATGGGTTTTGACCACCAGCCAAGCTGGTTACGATGTCGGTTGTTTGATATGCAAGGGCTTGCTTCAAATAGCGGTCCATACCAGCGCTGTTCATGCCGCCTCTTTGCTCCATTAGCTTCTTGTCTGCTATTCTTACAGCATCTAAAGAGGCCGCTTGTTTAAGCATATTTTCGGAAAAGCCTTTAATGTTTGCCGCGCTAGTGGCATATCTTCCACCTTCCGACAACTGCCTTTGCATTAAAGTAACCGCAGTTACTTCTTTTCCATAATCCTCAACTGCATACTTAATCCGTTGAATCTCTTTCTCAGCGGCTTTCATTTCCGATTCAATAGATCGTTTTAGCTTTTTATTTTCTGAAATGGCCTTATCAACATCAGCGCTAAATTGCGCTGAATCCATGCTTAATGCAACTGATAACCTTGCGGCAACTTGATTAGCCATTATTTAATTCTCCGCCGCTTTAGACTTTTCCAATAATCAGGAATAATTTGACCTAGCTGTGATTTTAATATACTTAACACAACTTCTACATTTCTTTCCAAAGAAACTCTTAGGTATGGCTGTGCAGTTGTTCTAGCGTTGCCATACTCTTGTGATAAAGATACTGCCGATCTTTTTACGGACACATAAGTTACTACCGCAATATCCTCTCCCAACATTAACGATCTTTTGTCGCTTTCATAAGGAATCCTAGATTCTATCTTTGCGGTATTTCTAAGGTGAATGCCTGATGTGTTATTAATGGAATCGTAAGGGGCTTTAGACTTAACCATTTGGAAAACTGGCTCCATTGCGGCTCTGCCAGCCTTTACAAGGGTATTACGGGCAACCAAATCCGATCTATATCCCTCTGCCAAGGCAAATAATTGATCTTCAAAATCAGTAAAACCTTCCAGTTTTACTGTTTTATTGTTGTAGATGGTTTTATCGTAAGCCATTTCTTAGTTTCTTTGGCGCATTAGGATGCATTGCAATATAACTAGACAAGTTGGCATTAACCTGAGACTTCATTTCTTCCTCTGTTGGAGGAGGGACAATGTAATCGTGGGTCAATGGCAATACTGTTTCCATCTTATATGGTATTGCCGTTGGTTTCAACTTGGAATTGAGGTTTCCCGTTGTCAGCGCACTAAGGGCTAATAGGACAGATTTCTGTCCTATCATTCCATCGTGAAGCATGATCTCAATATTCCGCATATCGTCAGTCGGTATGTTGTCGGGACATCCACCATGCGCCCAAATATAGGCTCTAGCTTGCTGATGAATATCCCGAATTAGTTTTTTCGGGCATCCTTATATCCAGGTTGGATAACTTCGGTAATCTTGTTTAATAGCTCTAACTGAACTTGCAGTGGGAATTCCTCTGAGATTTCCTCATAGGTAATATCTGCAATACTGCCCTCATTAGGAACCAAAAGTCTTACATATTCAGTAATCTTTTGCTCCATGCGGAGAACAGAAATAACGCTTTCTTTATTTAATTCCATATCGGATGATTCTTCACCCAACAATGCTTTCATTTTAGCCATGCGAGCATTAATTAACTCGTCAGATGGTGATAAAAAACGCTTTGTAATATCTTCCAACTCTTTATCAAGCGGAATGCGTACTTTAAATTTAAAGCCGCCTAATTCAAACTCTTTTGTACGGATTGAATCGTCTAATTTAAATGCTGTAGCTAATCTGCTCATGGTGTATCGCCTTTTATTATCTTAGAATATATTTTGTTATTTAATTCAATTGCATATTCAACGACTTGATTAGGAGTCATTGTATTGGCATGAAGCTTTGCCAATTCGTAGCACATATAAATTCCCACAATTCTTTGTTGTGGAAATCCGAACCATGCTTTCCCTCCCGATTGGGATTGAGAAACAAGGAATGCGAGTAAATCGTCTGAGTTTTTTATATCTGTCATGTATTGTAAAAGCCCCCTTTCGGGGGCTATTATATTAAGTGTTGGTTGACCAGCCGTAGCTGTTTCCGCCTACTGGATGAATAGTAAAAATGAATTTACCTTCAGCAGATGGAGACATATCCCATTGCAAACCACCAACGCGAGCGTTGAATGAATAAGCAACAGTATCAGTACCATCATATACAGCGATTGTGTAAGTGCGGATTGTTGAACCGCTATAGCCGTCAGCACGGATTTGGAGGAGAGCCGCATCAGCAGAATTCCAAGCCGCAGTAATAGTCATAGATGTAACTTGGTTCTGAGTGGTGATCTTAGCACCAGTGCGAGCACCAGCTACAGAGTAAGCGGCTGAAGCATCGTCAGCGCCGAAAGCTGGAATAGCTTCAACAGGAACAAACATACCATCAGTGCCAGCGCCGCCAGCTTCAGTACCAATAATGTTGGCAACTTGGGCTGTCCATGTTGATAACTGAGCATCAGTTAAAGGTGTAGGATCAACTGCATCTTGCATCCAAAGGGTAGCTGTATAGCCAGGTAAGACTTTATTAATTAGCGCCATTTTAAATACTCCATAAAAAGTTAATAAATCTTGTCTTATGCTGGCACATAAATTGTGCAATCTAAAAATATCTGATGTAATTTCAATTCATCGTCATAGCTATTATATAGCCAAAATACATCAGCTTTAGCTATAAAAAAACCATCTACTCCACCAAACTGGCCAGAGTAACCATGCAATGATTGTAGTATATCGTCAGACAGATTAAAAGCATCGGACATTTCTTGTGCAAATATTGATATTTGAAATGTTGGTGTATCAATACCTTTATTGCTCTGTACCCCGCCAGTATATACAGGCTGGTGGATATTTCTTAGTTGCCAAGTAAGGAACTTTGGCTGTTTAGCAAAGTTCCTGTTGAAATTGGCATAAACAGGAACGGGGGCAACAATATTAGCAAGCTGATATTGAATTGCTTCCGCATAATTAACTGGATTGTTTTGAGTTGTCATACCGCGGTACTCGGATCATTGTAGAAGCATAGCAATGTAATATTCATGCGATCATCTGACTCTCGCACATCGGTAATTCTCCACTCTTTGCCGCGCCATGTAATACTGTAGAGATCTTGGTTATCCACAATCATTTTCATGTTTGGGGTGTAGTTAAATGTCAGATTAACTAGGTCTTGGTATGCACGATAGCGATCAGCAATCCTAAGACTATTAGTCACATCGCGCACACGGGCGCGAGTAGTGAACCAAGGTGTAATTGTGGTCGTGTATTGCCCAAAAGTATCTACTCCATTGGTTACGGAATTGACCTCTACATTTTCGTAGCGATTAATACCCATTTACAGCACCAATGGTTTGTATGGTCTTAAAAGGGCTTCTACACCAAATGGGATCTTATGTAGAACGCCAAAGGTTGTGTCGCTACGCTGGTTGTAAAGATGAGTTAAAAGAAGCAATCCAGCCTGTTTAATAACGGGATACTGAGCCAGTGGGCTTGCATTGGTGGTGTAGGTAGCCACAATTGGGTTTGTCATCACCTGATTAACTTCTGATGGCATCCCAGTGGAAATAACAATTTTATTGCCAGTGGGATCGTAGTAATAGTCAGTTTTTGGCAACAAAGTAAACACTGGCACTGAATCAGCGCTCCAATATCCTACAGAATTAATAACTGTACCAGCAGTATTCCTAAAGTCTTGGGACACCTCTGGTAAGTCTAGTGTCATCTGAGTGCCAGTGGTATTTGTAGCCCCGTAATACACTTTATATTGAATAGGGAAAATGCTCATTCCCAAATAATCTTCAATAGCCATGCGTGTAGCCAATTCCAAATTCTGAAGATAACCATCTTGGCTTTCATCCTGAAAAAGGTTTAATTGGTTTGTAATCTCGTCAAGAGTCAACCACGATGTTTGAATATCGCGGCTAACTTGCTCAACTTTTTCGTAACTGTAAGGGTTACGATTAGAACCCAAATAG